CCAGAACTCATCATTAATGTTAGTAGATCATCCTGACCCTCACCACCATCAACAGTCAAAACACCGATCTGTATTAAGTTACCACCGAATGTACCAACTAAGCCTACAGGAAACTTTGTGAAATTGCCTTGAAAGGTATCGACTGTGGCTGAATAATAAAAGTTTTGGTCAACTCCTGTAAAATAATAAAGTCGGTTTTTATATGTGGTAACACCCTTTAGTGTCGATGCACTAGCACTATCAGATAATGTTATACTAAGGTTTGATGCTGAACTGCCATTCCAACTAAAAGGTGTATCTGTTCCATTTACAAAAATGGTTAAGCCGTTAAATTCTGTTGTCTGAAATCTACCATTAGATAGACCTGTCTTTTTACTTACAGCACTTCCAGTATCAATCTGATACAATGTGCCGTTTGATCCTACAGCTAATAACTGTCTGTTAGCCCCTGCATTATGCTCCACAAGAGTTTCTACGTTTCCTGTACCAACACCTGTGCAAAAGCTAGAAAAACCATCTCTTGTTGTTATCTTTTCCACAGTTGGAAAGAAATTACTCATAACAATAGCATCTGTCTGTGGCATAGCATCAAGACTATCTCTTGAGTTTAAACCACCAATAGGTGCAGGTAATGATACAGATTTAACTCTATATCTGTTTGCCGTTTGTATAGGTTGTAGCATTAAACACTTCCATAGCCACTATCAGGTAAATTGTAACTATAAGGACTTACCCTCAATCTCCTTGCATCATCTAGGCTTATTACAGGTGAGCCACCAGAACGTGATACAGCCTGTCTTAACTCTAATTGGTATTGTCTAAAGTCTTCTGCGTAATCAAGCCCATGCATCTGTTTAAATCGCCAGGTAACACCTAATTCTATCAATAATTCATCTAATATGCCTGTATCAGTATCAACAGTAAAAGCTGCTTGAGATGTACCATCTGTCTTTTGATTCCAATGACTACTTACATACTCAAAACCAATAGTTTCAGTTGCCGTAGGTGTTGGTGTAATATCAAACTTTAACGCATTAGAACTTGATTTTAACCTAAACCTTTGTGTAATACCTGCACTTGCTGATCCATGTCTATCAAGCTGATATTGTTGTGGTGTTAATGGCCCTGTAAACTTATCAAGGTCAGTTCTGTTAAATGCAGTATCACCAACAAACCTATCAAAGTCAGTCGGCAAAGCATAAGATTGTGTACCAGATGCAGTAGAAAACGTATGCTCTTTTAATAATATAGGCCATGCAGTAGCCCTCATTAACTGTTTACCCTCACGTTGAGATAAAGCTAATAACTGTCTTGCTGTAGGGCTAGTGTTAGAGATAATCGTTGTTTCTCTTTCAAACCCTGTAAAGTCAGCTACGTTCTGGCATATCGTTAATAGGCTCATCTGGTATTCCTATATTTAATGGTTTATGTACTTTTTTAGGACTTGGCTTTTTTGCGTTCATAGTTAATTCTGCGATACGTTGTAATTCAACATACGGCTCACCAATACTTCGCAAATTATCTATATCTGCTTTAGCTAAATCTTCTACAGATTCAATCCCAATTAATTCTAATTCTATTCGCCTTGACTCTGACATAGCAGGTAAATCTTTTAGTGGTGTACCAACTATTTTCTTAGTGCCTTTGGTTTTCTTGTAGGCTTCCCATTCCTCTGGAAACCTAGATAAATCCTGTGGTCTAACAGGTGCTTCAAATATATCTTTCATGCCCTTAACAGTAATTCTTACAAAATCTCTTAATTTACCATTAAATTCACGTTCATAAAATTGTGGTGTAACTGACATTAATAATCCCTCCAGATTAGTTATACGAGGGCAAGTTTCCCTGCCCCCATAGTTTTATTTACATTGGGAAATCACAGATTATTTCTTTGTCTGAAATATCACCTGCAATCGCACACACATTGTCTGTTGCTGCTGAAGATACGTCTAATGTACCATCGGCTGAACCAGTTGGTGTTAATGGATCGCCATCTGCACCTGCTGTTAAAGCAATCGTGAATGTGGCTGCCCCTTAATTTGAAACCACCCATAAGTTTCTGTTGCTATATTTGCCTGGATAACTCCTGCACCTATCTCAACTGAATCACTTAAATCAGATGTGCAAACATGGTTTTTATAGCCGTCTAATGTATAATAGTAAACGACCTCACCTGCTACACCATCAACGGCTGCTGTTCCATCATCATATTTTAGATACTTATAAATTTTAGTACCATTAGAGTCTGTAACAACTCCTAATTGACCAGGTATAAATTCTGGTGTTGTACTTTGGGCTGTAACGTCAATACCCAATATTGCTGCTATTGTCATAACAACTTCCTTTCTATTTAGTTAATATTATGTGTGAATAACGCCTTGTAAGGCTCTGTTACTACAGGTTAAATTGCCTGACCAAAACATTGGTGTTACCATTGCATCTTGATTAACTGACATCTTAGCTTCACCAGGAACAAAGTTTCTGTTAGCTGCGACTTCCAATCTTAGATAATCAGTATTTAAGAAATACATCTTATTAGCAGGACACGCATCATCAAAGATAACGTCACTATTTAGATACTGAACACTTGTAAAACCAGATGTTGCCACTCTGTCAGATGTAACTCGCTGAATTGCCTGTAATGATCCTAAAAAGGATTTATAAGCATTTGTATCAGCCATAATTAAATCTGGGCTATCTGCACCACGAACTAGACTTAAATAAATAGTATTCATGTCAGCCTGTATGTTTGTTGTACTAAAAGCAGAACTTGTTGCTGTAGTCTGTGCATTTTGCCAGAATGTATAAGTAGAACTGTTAATTCCACCTACTGTACCTGTACCTGCATCAGCTACTATCAACTGTAAACCACCTACTTCTTTACCACTTGTTCCAGTACCATCTGAATAAAGTGATGTTGAAAGTGTGTTTGACATAGTTTTTTCAAGTACACCAATTCTTGACTCAAGCAAGTTAATAATAGCTTCTGTTCCAGAGTTTTGAATTTGCTCAAGACCAGAAATTGTTACATTTCCTGCCATTTGTTTATAGTCAAATGTAGCACTTGTTAAAACGTCAGATGGTGAAACATCTAATGTCTCATAACCACTATAGAACCCAACTGTGCCGTTTGAAGCATATTCTAGTTCTCTAACGATTTGTCTACCAGTAACAGTAGAGATGTTACCATTCTCGCTTAGTCTTCGTAGCAAAGCATTGTGATTTGTTACGTTATCAGCCAAACTTTTAGATCGATTTCTAAGAGTTGTGGTGATTATTTCCGATAAATTTGGGGTTGCCATAATTTATACCCTTTCATTATTTTCTATTTGTTGAATTGATTTCATTATTGTGTCTCTTACAGACAAACCAGTTGGAAGTGCTTTTTCAGCAGGAGCAGCATTGCCCCTAACAGTTGATCTTTGTGCTTTTTTAGCTTTTGCCACAGCTTCGGTTTTAACCTTTTTCTGTGTCTTAGTTTCAGCATAGTTATCCATCAAACTCTGTCTTAATTTAGGGTCTGCATAGACAGCCATATCATAAGCTGTTGCTAAGTCTGGTGCTTGATTGCCTTGTATTAGAACTCCCATTCTATCCCTGACTTCATCAAAGTGTGGATGTTTTGGGTTGCCGTTGGCATCTTTTTCACCTGCAAATTGGTCGATCATTGACTGTGTGTTTTGCTGAACACTTTGCATTTGTGTCTGTTGTTGATTTTGAAGAAAACCTTGTAACTGGGCTACTTGCTGTTGCAATGCTTTCACTTGTGGGTCTGCGTATTCATCTTCGGTTGAGTCTATTCCGACTTCCGACATATCTACCCCATAATTTTTAGCAAGCCATTGGATCGCCTGTCTAGGGTCTTTACGCAAATAATCGTGGGCTGCAAGTAGTTGTCTAACTGCTCCAACCTCATCCATTCCTGCCCTTGAGAAATCATCCATATGTGGTTTCATTATCTCGTCAAAGGCTTCTTGTCTTTTTCGGTACTTAGCTAGTGACTGTGTTTTCTTTGTGTAATCACCTTCTAATTCCTTATATCTTTTCATAAATAAATGCTGACCTGTAGCATCCATCTTTTCAAACTGCTCTTTAAAATCATTTGGCCAATGTTGAGGTGGGGCTATCGCTTCCAAAGGCTCATCTTCTGCCTTTTCCTCATCATCTTTAGCAGCAACTTCTTCTGTCTCGTCACTCTCATTAGTAACTTCTTCTTGTTGCTCTTGCTCTGGTGGCTCTGGTAATGGCTCTGTCTCCTCTTTCTTTTGGACTTCTTGACCTGCCAACACCCTGTTTATAGTCTCACGAACTGTCTCGGATGCTGACTCATTATTAGACTCTGGACTTGTTGGTGCAGAATCTTGAGTGCTTTCTTCTAGCTGTTCTAAATTATCTGTCATTTAAAAATATGATTTTGTTCATTCCCTACTTCAATTAAGTTATGTTTACGCAAGAACTCTTTGTGCTGTGAACGTGATTGTATCCAACCAAAATCTTTTACGTTTTGATAAGGCTCAATATCCCTCATAATATTCACAGAATGAGATTTCATTGCTTCTGATTTTTCAACAAGTTTGCCGTTAACATGAATAAAAGTCTGCTTACTCATCTCATTAACATCCTTGCTGCTTGTTGACGCATTTCTGCATCCATCTTACGAGCAGGTCGATTAAATGACCCTAATGCCTGGACAAATTCTTCACCAAACACTTTCGTAAGTATTCCCATAAGAGGGCTATCTACAGCTTCTCTTACTATTTCTTTTTCTTGTTCTGATAACTCTGCATAGGCTTTAGTTGCCATTTCCATATCTAACTGCATTAGCTAAAATCTCCTGGATTACCAAACAGTCCTAAATTAGCTGCTGCTTGTTGTGGTTGTGTTAGGTTTCTTGTTCTAAGCAAATCAACTAACGTGCCTTGAGCATATCCATAAGGTTGATATTGATTTCCAATTCCAGAATATAAGTAATAAGGATTTTGTAAAAAGTCAGTTGCCAACTGATCTGACACAGGTGGTGTTTCTTCTACAATTTCGTCTACAGGGTCATTTGGATTTCTTCTAATTAAAGTTTGCTCATTGCCACCACCATCGTCACCCATATCCATAGGCACATTTGTTGTTTGTGTAACAGGTGCAAAAGCATCATAACCAGGCACAGAACCAGTAGGACTTGCCATTCCAAAACCTTGACCTGTTGTTCCTGTAATATTGCCACCTGTGTAAGTTGGTACTTGCCCTCTATTAAGAGCATTAAGTGTCATTTGTGATGGAAACCCTGCTATTGCATCAACAAAAGGAAACATCCCACCAGTTAAATTAGTGTTATCTCGCAAACCTTGTGCTGCATTACTATTTGCAAAGTTGTAGTCGCTATAATCTTTTGTATAATCTCTTTCAAACGTACTAGGTAAAGATGCAGTTGAAGTACTTCTTGATGTAGGCAAAGAACCTATATTTGCACCCCTAAAATCATCTACATAATTTTGAGATTGTTGTGTAAAAGATGGTGTATTAGCTGATCTAAAATTTTGAACATCTTGTACTGTAATATTTGAATTTATACTCGGATCATCTGCTAATGCTTGTTCAGTAGTCGTGTTAATATTACCATATCCAACACCTTCATCGTCAAATGTTGCAGGATCATCCCCTGCTTGAGATTCACTTGGCCCATCACCCATCACAAAATCACCTTTTTAAATAAGTTATTCTTTGTTCGTCTAAATTTTATCTGTGTGCCTTTTCCATAAAGACTAATGAGATATTTTCTGCTTTCACTTAACATGGCTCTAACATTACCAAAGGTCACCCCCCCCCCCCCCCCCCCCCCCCTCCTCCCCCCCC